TGCATCGGCATGAGTATCTTTTTTAACTGGAGTTTCTCCAGTTTTTGATTTATATTCTTTTTTAATATAAACCTTTTCACGCGAAAGTTTAGCGACAATACTCCGAACAGTTTTTCCGAGATTCTCCGCGATAATCTCAACTGATTTACCAGCTTGATAATCAGCAATAATCTGAGCAGTTTGCTCAGGCGTATAATTCACATTTTTTGTATTCATTTATTTTCTCCTATTAAAATGAATTGTATAAACCAAGGATATTAGCCAAAAAGAATGTACCATTAAGGGTAATTAATGATTTATCTTTTCGATAATAACCAACTATTAACCAAGATAATGAACCGATAATAAAAAAACAATATCCCAAAAAGAATAATTGTGAAGCGACAATAAATGCACCGATAATGCTAGATAATGTGCCGATCCAAGAAATTTTATTAATCATCGTTTAATTTCCATTGTGTGATGCGGGTTAGGCTCAAGCCCATATTGTACCATAATTTTTTGCCATTGTACGCCATGCCCACAATTTTTTTCTGATAAGCCGAAAAGATTATAATCGGCTTGGTGAATAACCTCATGCGGTAAAATAATATCAAACATATTATCTGAATATGATTTTGAATGAGTAAAAAATTTAAAACCCAATTCAATAATATTATCTTCTTGGTGGCATAATCCTGCAGTACGCCACAATCTACCATTAATTTTAATAATCGGGGGATTATATTTAGTTAATCGTGGATATAACTCGCACAGATTATCCCAGATAATCAGGGTCTGATTATTTAGAATTTTAGTGAGTTGTTTTCTGTCCATGTCCTACATTATACACGAAAAACGCCAAAAAAGCAATGTGTGCAAAAATACAACATAGGGGTTTTCCCCTATTGACGTGGGCACAATTTTACTGGTAAAATTGGCGCCTCAAAATGAATACTTTTGTTTTCAAATTAAACGGGAAACAAAAGTATTCATTTTTTAAGCAAAAAAAAAAAGCCCCGAAGGGCTTATTTTTTAGGGTTAATTTTATAATAAATAATAACCGATAAAAATATTACATTAGCGGTATAATTAAATAATAGTGGCAAAACCATTTGAGGCAGAATATATATAATAGTTAATATCTCGCCTATAAACCACATTGAAATAAATCCCCAAGTTAATCCCTCAGAGGATTTTGTTTTATATGATTCTATTGCCTGAGGTAATCCGCAAAATGCCAATAAAATCGAACCAAGCCAACCGATAGTTTCCATTATATAATCTCCGTTATTGTTTGTTGAATAAAAGGCTTTTTATTATATTCTGTTTCAAGCCTTTTATCGTCAATTAAATGCAGGCATAATGCCATAACCCATAATACCCGCATTTTATTATTTTACCGCCACAAAATGATTTTTAACCTGAAAATCTTGCCAATTATAAGGCTTGATATTATCTTGCCAATTACGCTTTTTAATAATATGCGACAAAATAGGCAATTCAAAATCTCGGGCATCCTCTAAGGCAGTATGCGGCTCGATAATCATTTGATTATTAATAAACCCGCAAACTGTTTCGGCAGTTGTTTTAAATGTCATATTGCCATTTGCAGTAGGTTTATTAAACTGGTGATTATCTAGCGCAAATTGTTTAAATGCTTTTTTATTGCAAATATTACCGATAGCAGATTGCCAAAGGCAAAACTTAGAATTAAACACGGATAAATCAATACCAGTATTTGAGCATTTAGAATAATCAAAAGCCAGATTATAAGCGGTAAGAGTTGGATTATATTTGCCGATTGCCTGATTAATCCATTTATTAATTGCATTAACTGATGCAAGCATACGAACGCCATTATCTAGCATAGCAACATATTGGGCTTTGCGTTTATTCAAACCCTCATAACCCCAAATATCATTTGCTTTTTTATCGTGGAACAATTCAAAAGCATCATAATGGTTTTTAACCATTACCGCACATTGATTATAAATTACGCCATTTCGGTCAACGATAACGCAAGCAAAATCAGCGACTGTATCTTGCATTGTGGTTTCGGTGTCAACGATTGCGAAAAATTGTTTTTTAGCCATTGTGTGCCTGTGAGTTGGTAAGCCCTGATTATAGCGGGTTTTTGGGCAAAACTGGGAAAATTTGCAAGAAATTTATTTTATTTATTTGTGTTGTATTTATGCAAAACTAGGGTTTACCCTATTGACACGCGCTCAATTATACTAGTATAATTGGCGCAAACTGTGGTTTTAAAACAACAGTTATTTTGAAAACCTGAGTATTCAATTATTTTTGAATACTCAGGTTTGCTAATTAGTGACCTTGTTTGCTTGGAATGTAAACACCCCGAATATTGAATCTGTCACAAACTGCTTTTAAATAATTTACATTATCCTCATAAAATGTAAATTCAGCATTTGCAAAAGGCTTTAAATTAAAAAACTTTGCAAGCCCATTAATTTTTAGCGTACCGCCTGAGATAGTATCCCCATCATTGCGAGATATAATGTAATCAGGCTTTCCCAATACCGAATCAATAAATTCATAATCAGGATTCCGCAAAACGCGGGCAGTAGCAATAATGACAAAACAGTTTTCATCGGTTAGGTCTTTTTTGTATTGTTCAGCAAGTGGCAAAAGAGAATCGTCTAATGCGCGATATTCGTTTTCTCTCCAATAGCCTAGATCAATTCGTTCGCCATTGTCGTCTACAATTGTGCGATACCTGTGAAGGGAACAAACAATTGTTCCGTCCATGTCATAAATTGAAACCTTTTTGATTTTAGCCATTTTTTAATCCTCTGAAAAATATTGAGCAAGTGCGCTTTGGAATTCTGCAATTGTAGCAAACTTTAGCCCATGACGCAAGCAAAATTTGCGGAATTCTGCAATTTCTTTTACAGTGTATTTGTATTTCATCATAGCCCCAATTATACACGCAAAAACGCCAAAAAACCATGTGTGCAAAAATACAACATAGGTGTTTACCCCTATTGACAGCCGCTCCAAAATTATGATATAATTTTGGCGCAAACTTGAATACCTGAGTATTCAAGTTTTTCTGCAAACCTTGGTATTCAAAATGAAACAATATCTATATCGTAATAAGCCTTGAAGTATTTTCGCCATTGGGTGAAACCTGTTTTTGTGTCATGCCCTAGGTCTTTGTCTTGTTCCATTTGCCAAGCGTGAACATACTCATGCGCTAGTGTTGAAAACAAATCAATATCTGATTTTACTTCGCTAGTGGCAATGCGGATTTTGTGCAGGTGTTTTTTACCTACCTTTTCACCCTCATACATTCCCATGCACGAATCACCATCAAAACGCAAAACCTTAGTTTTTGCAAAGTTAACCCGTGATTTCAATTTGAATTCATTTTGCAAAATCAACTGAAACAATCTTGTTTTATCTGATTTAATCATATTAATCTACCTGAATATCTACAATCATTTGATCTTTAATAATCAAATACATTTCAACGAGTCCCATTGAAACCCAAACACAACCATTACCCTCACGCATAGCGTAGGTTTTATCAGGATAGCGCCTATCCATGTATTCTTTAGCAATTTGAAAATTTGTCATAGCGTTATTATATCCGATAAATTTAAGATAGGGGCAAAAGCCCCTATTGGTTACATGGTCTTTTCAGCCCTGATAAAGTCAGCAATTTTGGCAAGTGCTACCTTGTTTGCCTTAGTAAGTGATTCTGTATCAGCTTCAGTCAAGCCCAACATTTCACCGATAAAATCAGCGTGAACATCTTTTTTAATTGGTGTTTCACCTGATTTTGTTTTGTAAGCCTTAGCTTGGTAAACCTTTTCACGGCTCAATTTTGCAACAACTGAACGAACAGTTTTGCCCAATGTTTCCGCAAGGGTTTCAACGCTAGTACCAGCTTGGTAGTCAGCGATCATCTGAGCTGTTTGCTCAGGTGTGTAATTCACAGTCTTGGTAGTCATTTAATTTTCTCCTAATAAAATGTCAAGGGTTAACGAAAGAAGCTATGTTATAGCATATCACAATGAAGGCAATAACGCAAGCCTTAATTGCAAACATTGTAAAGTAAAATTCTTTATCGGTCATTATGGTTTCATCACAAAAGCAAAGTATAACACAAAAGGCAAGGCAATGCAAACCATGCACAGGGTAAGATCAAAAAATTCTTTTAGTTTGTTCATAGTGTCTTTCGTCATCATGTATTCTATTATACACGAATAACCAAGAAAAGATCAAGTGTGTAGAAATACAACATAGGGATAAACCCCTATTGACTAGGGGCGGTTATTAGACTATAATTTCCCCCACGCCTAAGGGCCCCCGACACGGCCTATTTAAGGAAAATTCTCAAACACCCTAAGGTGCCAAAATCCACACTTGCTAAAATATCCCTAAACTGCTATAATCTACATAAAAGGATACCACCATGACAACTCATCTACCCGCCGAAACTGTACGCATTTCTCCCGAAGCACTGGAAGTTGCCAACGCGTACCTACAACTCAACGATGCCAGAGCCGTAGCTCAGGAATTAGACCTTGACCCTGAAGTGGTAACAAACTTACTAGCCCGCCGCGAGGTCAAAACTTATATCGATTCAGTGTTTTTTGATAGTGGCTACAACAATCGCTTTTTAATGCGACGTGCCATGGATGCACTAATCAAACAAAAGTTTCAGGAACTTGAAGAATCGCAAACTGGATCAACCAAGGATATTGCCGAATTGCTGCAAATGTCACACAAAATGTCTATGGACTTGCTTGACCGCGAGATCCAACTAGAAAAAGCACGCACAGCTACTGGCCCGCAAAAGCAAGTAAACGTACAAATCAACGAAGGCTTGGACGGAAGCAAATACTCGCAGCTAGTACAAAAATTAATTACAGGTGAAGGCGTCTAATGCTAGAATGTCTTATCCTAGGCGACTCAATTGCCACAGGCGTTGCCCAGCACAGACCCGAGTGTGCAACATATGCCAAAGTCGGAATCAACTCCTACAATTGGGTTAATCAAAACATCACCAAACCCTTAGCCGCAAAAACTGTGGTTATTAGTCTTGGCAGCAACGATCACCAAAATATTAAAACTCACCGTGAACTACACACCCTACGCGAGCTGACTGTAGCTGATCGCGTGTACTGGATTTTACCAGCCAACAAATTGGAAATTCAAGAATTCGTTAAACAAATTGCCCAACAGTATGGTGATGTAGTCCTCGGCTTTCAACCAAGCCGTGACAAGGTGCATCCAACTAGCCAAGGCTATCGCGAATTAGCAAAGGCCACCCACTAATGTTAGTAGTTTCACGCCCAGATGTTAATGTAGACGCTATTACTGAGTTCGACCCTCAGCAGCGGTTTATTAAGCTACCCATCACAAATTACCTTAAGCTATTAAACATCTACGACACAATCAACCGCCCACAGGTTGCCCTAATCAACGCAGTTAACGATCCCAAATACAGGTTTATCTGTGCTGCACTGGCACGTCGACTTGGAAAAACTTATATCGCCAACGTAATTGGTCAACTGGTAACACTAGTCCCAGGGTCGAATGTACTTATCATTTCACCCAACTACAACTTATCGTCAATCTCATTTGAGCTGCAACGTAAACTTATCAAGCACTTTGACTTGGAAGTAGCCCGTGACAACTTAAAAGACAAAATTATCGAGTTATCAAATGGAAGCACTATACGTATGGGTTCATTGGGAACAGTTGATTCAACTGTTGGTAGATCGTACGACTTAATTATCTTTGACGAGGCTGCACTTGGTGAAGGCGGCGAAGCTGCGTTTAACGTTGCACTACGTCCAACACTTGACAAACCCAACGCAAAGGCA